TGTGGCCATACAACAGAATGCGAAGAAGTAACAAGAACCAATAAAGGAACCAAAGTATATCCTTGTTATGTTTGCAAAAATGGTTGTTTTAAAGGTTGTTATTGTTGTGAGGTGGCAGAATGAGTAAAAAATATAATGGTTGGACTAATAGAGAAACTTGGTTAGTTAATGTGCATTTTAACCCAGAAACTAAAGATGAATTAGAGGATATTAAGGAAGATATACAACTATTAGAAGATGACTTAAGAGATAAAGAAATGTTATTTTTGGCTGATTATGTAGATTTTAGTTTAATAAATTGGGAAGAATTAGAAGAAGCATTAGAAAAGGGGGGTGATGATTTAATATGACAACATTATTTGAAGAATTTATGAATAAGAGATTTCCAAATGAACCAAGAGACAGTTCATATTGGAATGAGTGGAAAGAAAGATTTTTGAAAGGTCCAGAAGAATATATGGATTCAATTAGTTTAAAGATTTACAAGGAGTTAATGAAATGAGCGAACAAAAATGTCCAAGATGTGGAAAACTTTACAAAGAATATTCTGCATTAAGTAGGAAAGATAATAAGACAGAGATATGTCCAGATTGTGGAAAAGATGAAGCAATATGGGCGTGGGTGAAACATCTTGCTGAGAAATCTGGCAACAAGGATTTAGATATAGATGTAATAGAAAAGAAGTTTGTAAAAGACAGGTTTAATAGGAAGAAATAAATAAAGGGTACATTATACCTTTTTCTTTTTTTTATGCTGTTAAATCGCTTTATTTTAAGCCATATAACTAAGTCTACAAATAAACTTATAAAGTTTTAAACTTAAAATAAATTATATGAGCGCCAATAGTATTTTTAGCAACATAGTTACAGGAGTTAAAGGATTCTTTAATAATCCAGATTATACTGACCAAGCACACCTTAAAAGTGAAGATGGTATAATGAAAGCTTACATTCCTAATTTTTTATATAAACCCCCATATGGATACCCAAGACTAATAGATGTGCCTTCACTTAGAAAATTAGCAGTTAGTCCATATGTATTTATGGTTACTTCTACAATCATTGATGAAGTATGTTCAGTTGAATGGGACATAGTTCCAAAAGCAAAAGATGAACCAACTGAAGCAACAACAGAAGACGAAATTGAAAAAGAACAAATTAGAAAACCAAAAGGCGTAGACCCAAAAACTCTTGCTCAGATTAAAGAAGTAAAAAACTTCTTCTATAATCCGAATGGTAATGAGGAAAGTTTTGAGTTCATATTACGTTCAACCCTAAGAGATATTCTTGAGTTAGATTCTGGCGTTATCATTAAGGTATTTAATAGGGCAGGTAAAATGGTTCAATTATTCTCCAGAGATGGAGGAACTTTTCTCAAAAACCCGGATGTTTATGGTTATCTGGGAGATAGAGCAGAATATATAGAACCAGCAGGAGATTTGCCAACTGAAAAAGTACAAAGTTATTATGATACTGTATTAAGACATAATGCAGCTTATTTCCAATACGGCTGGACAGCAGGAGCTATGCCTGTACCTTTTGGTAGAAGAGAATTAGTTTGGTTAAGTAGAAACCCAAGAAGTGATAGTATCTATGGAAGAAGTCCAGTTGAGGTACTTCAAGATATTATTATGAGCTTAGTATATGGAGCAACATTTAATCTTGATTTCTATACGAACAACAATATGCCTGATGGAATTATTAGTTTGTTAGGTTCAAATAGTGAACAGATAAGTAAATTTAGAGAAAGGTTTGAAAAACAATTTAAGACTAAAGACACTTATGGTAACTGGAGAAAGCAATTCCACAAATACCCAATAACAAATGCAGATGTTAAATTTACACCATTTCAATTAACTGCACAACAATTAGAAATAATAAGCCAACAAGAATGGTTCAGTAAAATCGTTTGGGCTTGTTTCGGAGTAACACCAAGCGAGTTAGGATATACTGAAAACAGTAATAGAGCAACAGAGATGGTACAATCAAGAGTATTCAAAAGAAAAGCAGTTAAACCTTTATTGAAGTTAATGGAGTATCATATTAACTCACAGATTATGCCAGAGTTTGAATATGATGATATTGAATTTAAATTTGTTGAATATGATTTAAACGAAGATATAGAAAAACATAAACTCTATGAAACACAATTAAAGAATGGAATAAGGTCTGTTAATGAAATCAGAGAAGAAATAGGGCTTGAACCAATAGAAGGGGGAGATAAATATACTGGAGCAATCCAAGATAATGAATGGGATGAAGCATCACAATTTGATGATAATGAAGAATATGAAGTTAGAGAGAGTTTAGGATTAGATGAAAAAAGTGTTGAGACCAAACATAAATATATTAAAAGAACAGGAACAGCTGGAAAATATAAATATTGGTATAGAGATAGTTCAGGAAAGTTATATTCGCACGGTAAAAAAAAGGATAACAGTAACGGAAAAAACTGGAGTATGGAACAACTCAACAAGTATGTTGAAGAAAAATTAAAAGAAATACCACCTAAGAAAATTGAAAAGCTAACTAAAAATGTAAAACAATTTAAAGAAGGAGACGATACTCTAGCGAAATATAATAAAGATAAAAAATGGTCAGCTTTAAGAGATGTAACACATAAAAAAATCTTTAAAGAATATACTAAAAATGCGAAACAAGCAAAAGCAAAAGATGAACCAAGAATAATATTTATGGCAGGAATGCCAGCAAGCGGAAAAACATACGCTACAAAAGAACAATTTACAAAGATAAATGATTATTTAGTACAAGACAAAAACGGTGATAAATTTTTAGTATTAAATACTGATGATATTAAAACACACTTACCAGAATATGATAATGGTGATGGTGCAGTATTAGTTCACGAAGAAAGTAGTTCAATATTAAAATCAATGTTAAAAGCATTTGGTCAGAGAAAAGTTAATATAATATTAGATGGTACAATGGCTAATTTGGGTAGTGCAAAGAAAAAATTAAAGATATTCCAACAACACGATTATAAAACAGAAATAATTCATATTGATGTTACAACAAAAATATCAATTGATAGAGCAATGGATAGATATAAAAAATCAAAAAGATATGTGCCATTAAATATATTACCAAAATATGGTGAAACATTACCAAAGACGTTAAACACAATTAAAACCAAAGTTGATAAGTTTACTTGGATTGATAATAATTCCACAAAACCAAAGATAATAGAGGAAATTTCAAATGAAAGATAAAGAAATCGCAGATGTATATATAAATCAATGGATAAAAACAGAGAAGGATTTAGATAATGTTTTTGAAGATGAGGAAATAAATGAAACTTTCTTAAAAGAATTAGAAGATTGGGATATTGAAGAGAAAGCACTCACAACAGAAAGTCCATTAGTGCCTAAAAAAAAAGAAAAAGTTGATAGCACACTCAAGAAATATCTAAAAAAGAAAGAAGATGAAATCTTAGATTTGGTAAAACAAATATATACTTCTGATAAATTAGCTGAAATCAAATCACAAGAATACAAAGACCTTTGGACAGATTTAATAGATAGAGTAAAAAAGATGTTTGTACCTACAGAATTAAAAACACCTGTAGGAGAGTTTGTTAAAGAACACTTCATTAAAGGAATGGAGAAATCCGAAAACAAATACAATATGAATTTTATTCCAGATGAAAACAAAATAAATTTCATTAAAGATTATAGTTTTGATTTAGTAAATAATATGACTACTGAATTAAAAGATAAACTAAGTAGTTCACTGCAAAGAGCATATATGAACAATCTACCTTTTTCACAAGTTAAGGAAGAAGTTAAAGATATGTTTGATAAATCAGACAACAGAGTAGATGCAATAGTTAGAACTGAAACAACAAGGATTGACAACATAGGACAATTAGATGGAGCAAAACAATCTGGACTTAATCTTAAAAAAGAAGTAATGATAGTAAATGATAATAGAACAACACCTCTCTGCAAGAGAATGCACAACAAATACAAAGACAGTCCTATTGGATTAGATAAAAAATTTAAAGATGCTCAAACAGGACAAGAATGGGAGTCTCCTCCTTTTCACGTTAATTGCAGAAGTGGAATAAAAACAATACAAGTGGAGGATAAAGAATGATATTCAATATACCATTAGAAAAATTTAGAACTTTAATGCCTTTAGAAGCAGGTATAATATACTATTTAGAAAAAGAAGATAGTATAGAATTATATCTACCACAAAATCACATAATACTCAAAGCAATCTATATTAAACAAGGAACTGAACAAGACTTAATATGGAGAGATGATAATTTAAAGAAAGCAATGAGAATAATATCAATAGACAAAGGAGATGTATCTTTTAAAATAATACAAGAATGAAACGACGACCAGTTTGGGAAAGTAATAGGTACGAAGTTGGTAAGATAGAAGAATACATATATGATGCAGACGAGGAAGAAGAAGATGACGAATGATTTCAAAGTAAAATACACAAACAAAGACATAATAGAAAAAATAGAATCCGTTAACCTTAAATTAGAAAGATTAGTTGAACACGTTAGTGCTCAAAACGGCAGAGTAAGTAGAATTGAGAAATTCAAGACAGGTTGTATGTATGCTTTTGGAACAGGATTTATAGCTTTAGTTGGTTGGTTAATAATGATTAGTTTGCGTCTGTAGACGAATACTTAGGAAATAAAAAAATGATACCTCAACATAGGGGAGATAGAGAATATCAAAAATTTGTAGAAGACGACGAAGGAAATGTCGCAGTTAGAACCACAGCAAAATTAGAAACCGGAGATATAGAAATAGGTGCTGTTGAAATAAAAGACCACGATTCTGATGATAGAGTAGAGGTAAATTCTAATAACAGATTAACAGCTATTGATATGGGCAAATTAGTTCCAAAAGAATATGATTATATTAGTTTATCCTATACAGGTGATGATTTAACAGGAGTAGTTTATAAGACAGGTGGTTCTGGTGGAACAACTGTGGCAACACTTACATTAACATATACAGATAATGTATTACAATCTGTAGAGAGGTCTTAAATGACATATAAATTTAATCCATT